ATAGCCGCAAAATTAGAGTATTTCGCTCATGGTGATCTCAACTGTGATGAGCTTGAGAAAGCCACACACCGGGCCATCGCCGACGCCCTCCGCCGTGCTTACGAGGCTGGGGTGGTAAGTAGCGTTGCCGCAAAGGATGCTGCTTACTCAGAGCGGAATCAATGTGTCATCGGCCTTGGCTTACTTGCAAAAGCGCTTGGTTATCGAGCAGGTGTTGCGCTGCATCCAACTGAAGACACAAGTTGGGAAACTGATTGGAGGAACATTCTGGTTATTGAATTGCCAACAGGCCAATTAACCTGGCATTTTCATGATTCAGAAGCGCCTCTTTTAGAGCAATTCCCGAAACTTGATAATCACGTATGGGATGGGCATACAACACCAGAGAAATACAGGCGGCTGTTGAGCTACAGCCCCGCCCCGCCCGCAGCCGACGGAGGGCAGGGCGCATGAATAAGCCTACAGTCGAGCAAGTGGCTTGGGTGTTTAAACACCTATGCGACCACCTAGATAACCCTGGCACTTGCCGCCATCTTATCTATGAGCGCCTTGGCTTCGAGCCGAAAGACTACGGTGTTTTGTGCGAGTCAGGAGCGCAAGCTATTGCGAACGCCTTATTTGACGCCCATAAGCTAGATATTAAACGAGGCTAAAGATGACCACTAACCAACCCACCCGCAGCAGAGGGAGGGCAGGGCGCGTGATGAAACGCATTGCCTTGTTAATTGTTTGCACGTTGGCGTTATCGGGGTGTACGACATACCGAACCAAGGCTGAAGCAGATGCAGCATGGAAGGTTGAGCAACAGCTCATTAAGCAAAGAGACTGCGCGATTACGCGAATGGGGTCTATGACCATTAGCGAGTTTAAAGACTGCGAAAGGATTTTAGAGGAGTCACCCCATGACTAACCAACCCACCGACGCGACGCGCTTTAAAGCCGCGCTATACGCCCAATGCCCTGAACCCGTTGCAGATGATATCTGGCAGCGCTTTGAATCCCTCACCGCCCAGCTAGCCGCCAAGCAGGCCGAGGCGAAGGCGTGGGAGTCGTGGGGGGAACAGCAGCATCATGCGCTTTACGCTCTAAACGAAGGGGTCGAGTGTTATTGCGTAGACACGTCAAAAATATGTCGTGGGTGTGAGGATACCATCAATGCACTCAGCACCCCCAAGCCCCAACCCGTCGACGCCTCGTCCCTGGCGCGGATTGCTCGGGTGGCGTTGGTTGCGTACAAATTCATGCACGCTGAAAAAAGTACCAACTGCGGGATAGATTTTTGGTCCGAGTTCGTGGATGCGTACAATGCCATTCAACCCAACGACATCGCCCTGGCCCAAGCGCTGGCAGGGGGTGCGTGATGGGGAGGTTTGTTTTGGATATGTCGTCCGTCAATGAACTAGAAGTGCAAACGTTGCAACGCATCATTGATATGAAGCCAAGTTGCTGTGACATCGTTGTTAGGGCAAACGGCAAGGATTATGGGTGGGAAGCTGATTGGATTAAGTATTTGAGGTACGAAGAATGACCCTAGCCGCTGAAAACATCGCGCTCAAGGCCGAGAACGCACGGCTGAGGGAGGCGCTGGCAAAGTATGCAACAGGCTACGACTTTATTTTTTACGACCGCGATAATGACATAATTCAAGAAGGTTTTGTTGGTGGATTCGCAGACAGCTTAGGTAATGCCGCTGCTGATGCCCTCGCCCAGCCCACCCCCACCACGCCAGAGACCGACAAGGCGCAGGCGGTTATTAATGCGGCGTGTGCGCATCACATAAACAGTCATTATGGTGGGCCGGATTTGCTTTGTGATTGCGGTATTTGCAAAGCCGTCGAAGCGTATCGAGGAGGTGCGTGATGGACGAGTTGACCGTAGAGAAGCTCATCGAAATAAAAGAACACTTGATGAAGCACCAGTTTATTGGGGCGAAGGCGCATTGCTCCGTTTGCGGGGCCCCATTAGTACGGAAAGAAACCTATAGCTTTGGCACACACCAGTACATCGTTGTCAATTCCTGTGAATGTGGAAGTTGGGAGGAATCTAAGTGATGGATAGCCCTGGCAAACGTTACATAAATCTCGATCCCTCACGCAGTATTTACGATTACGTTCACCCCGATGTCTGGCAGAAGATACCGGAGGCCGAGAAGTTTATTGCTTTTTTACTCTATGAGGTATGCAAACACGAAGATGAGGACACGCAACAATGGAAGTGAATTACGTTGTAAACCAAGGCTGCGAGCGATTAATACTCAGGCCGACAACCGAGGTAGAGCAAGACGTTTTATCTCTGTTTAAATTAGTAGACGTTTGCCACGATGTCGATTGTGGTAGACCTATACTGATTCTGACCGCCCGCGCCACAGTGAACGATTTAACGCCGATAGCCGATACCGAAAAAGAGGTTTGCGCCCCCAAAGCCGCGCCCAACCCCGCTAGAAAAACATTTACTGTTAAACGAAAGCTCACATTACTGGAAAAGCAGCACATGAAATGGCTGGCTATGCGTACTTCGGGTAAATCTGACGTTAAAAGAGCTATTGCTGATATGTACGGTATCCGTGTAGGTAACGTAAACGCTCTGCTAAGAGGGTCCGCATATAAGGCGATATCACCAGTGCGCCCGCCAGAAGAGACCATAACGTTGCTTCGTGATGTAGTGTTAGATGGACGTAAGGAAAGGTCAAACTAATGAACCGGTTTGAAATTCTCGAATCTGTTAATCGTGTTTTGCATGAACGCCAAGGGACGCACGGTGACGCCTACGCCCAATTTAGCTTATGCGCAAAACTGGTCAATGTTTACTTTGGAACTGACTTCACCCCAGCGGATATGGCGACTATTAATCGTTTTCAAAAGATGTCGCGAGATAAAATCGGTGGGTTCCATATCGACAATACCCTCGACAGTATTGGGTACACGGCCATCGAAGGGGAGATACGGTGTCTTGATGCTGCTCAAATCGTACAAAAAGCAATATCCGACGAAGAGCTACAACAGTTCTTAGACCTGCAAAACGAGACCCCTATTGTACCTGACCCGGTTAGGCGGTTAGTGGTGGACTTGAATAAACGCAATACTGAGGTACTGTTAAGTAAGCCTAAGTCTAGTAAGTAAGTAGAAAGGACCCTTTCCTATGGTAAACGCTAACGCAGACATTTCTCAATACACGATGGACGTAGCCGCCGTTGCAGCCCTTTTCGGGTACAATGAAGACTACGTTCGCCGGATGGCGCGAAACAAACGGATACCCTCGATTAGACGAGGGCGGGAATATCGTTTCAAGCGCAGTGACTTGGAACGCGCTATTTTAAACGGCGGCAGCCAACCCCAGGCTGCTATTGACCTCAGCGACTTGTAGGCAGCCCCACTGTGACGACCTTACAGACCGATAAAGCCCGGTGGATTAACGACCTTGTTTCCGCTGGGTTCGCTTTGACGCCCCTTCTCAGCAACGGCAAGGGCGCCTACCTCGATAACTGGCAGAACACGCCTTACGACCCTACAGTCTGCCCCGAAGACTTCCCAGGGAACTATGGCGTGGTTCTGACTGATGACTTGTTGGTTATCGACGTTGATCCTAAGAACTTTCAAAAAGGCGATGACCCTTATATGCGGTTGCGCCTTGACTTGGGTCTAGGTGCTAACGAGGAGTTCGACACTTACACTGTGTTGACGGGTGGCCTTACCCGCAACGGCAAGCAGAGTAAGCACGTCTACTTTCGTAAGCCCGCTAATGCTAAGGTATGCGCTCATATCCCCGTTTACGGTAAAGGGGTTGAGGTCAAGTCCTACGGCGCCCAGCATGTTGGCCCAGGGTCGATACACCCTGAGACAGGTAACCCCTACACCGTACTCTGCGGCAACCCTAGTGAGCTTATGGACGCGCCTGCGGATTTGTTGGAATGGTTTAGGCGGGTTGAACTACCTGGGGCGTCTAGCAGCCATCCGGTGGAGGCTGTTGACCAGCAAACTTTGACACGGTTTACAGCGTACTTGTTGTCTGTAGAGCCCGCTGTCCAGCGCCAGGGGGGTGACGAGCATACCGTGTTTGTTGCACGGCAAGGCCACGATTTAGGACTGGCCGAAGAAGAGACGTACATGCTGATGCTGAACGTCTTTAACCCGCGATGCCAGCCCCCCTGGAAACCTGACGAGTTGCGCATCAAGGTGCGTAACGCCTATAAATACGCCAAGAAACCTTTAGGCAACACCCATCCCGCCGCTGATTTAGGGCCAGTACCCCGCGTGCCTGACTTGTGCCCTAAAGATGCTAAGACCATAGCTCGTGAGGAAGCCGAACGCGACGCCGGTATTATCTGGGACCTTGAGTGGAAGTGGCGTTACGAGGATGGTAAGGGCCGAGTCGGTAACTACGAGCTTATTTCTACCATGCGTAATTGCATGAACCAATTTAAGCTACCCTCAAACCCGCCCGAGTTCGTCAACCCCCTGCACGAATTAATTCGCTTAAATCGTTTCTCAGCCCAGATAGAGTTCACCCGTCAAGCCCCATGGCATCCTGTGGGCCACATACTTGGTAACTGGACTGGTACTGACACCCAGGCGTTTCGCGGATATCTGTCCAACACCTTGAATTACAACCCAAAAGCGTCTGACATTATAGACAGTGTGTACGCTTACGCCTATGACGTTGGCTACCACCCTATCAGACAGTGGCTCATGGGTCTTAAATGGGATGGAGTTCATAGGATAGACAGGCTTTTGCCATATTACGCTGGCAGTGCTGACACCCTGTACACTCGCGCCGTTGGGGCTTGCACCATTATTGGGGCCGTGGCCAGGATTATGGACCCAGGGTGCAAGTTCGACAACATGCTCATCCTAGAAGGGCCGCAGGGCGCTGGTAAATCCACTTTTTGCAAAATTCTAGGCGGGGCGTACCACAGTGAAGTCAATCTGACGATGGTCAAAAGTAAAATGGCTGACTTGGCGGACATCCTCAGCAGTACGTGGATAGCCGAAGCCGCAGAGATGACCCATAAAACAGATGAAATCCACGAACTGATCAAACAGTTCCTAAGTTGCACACACGATAAGGTCCGCCGTGCGTACCGGCGTGACGCTGAAGTGTTACCGCGGCAGAGTATCATAATCGGCACAACTAACTTCACGGCTGATTATCTAGGTGATCAGACAGGCAACCGCCGGTACTGGCCTGTCACGGTCGGCGTGATGCGTTTAAGTGAACTGGCCCGAGACCGTGATCAACTTTTCGCGGAAGCCCTATACGCTTGGGAGGCCGGTGCGCCAACCTATTTAGTAAACCCAATGGTGCGTGAAGAAGCGATGATCGCCCAACAAGCCCGGACGGACTACGAACCTTGGGCTGACTTAGCGGCTGAACGCATTGCTCAACTAATCGAACTCGCTGAAGATAAGACCGTACGGTTCCTGCCCACCTCGTTCTTGTTGACCAATGTTTTAGGTTTGACTGTTAAAGAGCAGAACACCCACAGTCAACGGCGTTTACACCATGCCATGACCCAATTGGGTTGGGTCAGAACACGAGGGCGCGACGCTAAAACAAAGATGAGAGTTCGAGGCTACGCGCCGATCAATTTAGAAGATTTGTAAAAGCCTGTTGACTTTTACTCATCTACTGGTATATAATGGGATGTAACATGACGTTGAAGTTAATGCCCTTTCAAGAAGAGGGGGTCCGGTTTTTACTAAGCAGCCCCTATCGGCTGTTAGCGGATGACATGGGTTTAGGTAAAACAATCCAGGCGATTGTGGCCGCTAACCGTGCCTACGCCAAGTCTATGCTTATAATCTGCCCTGCCAGCGTTAAGGTCCACTGGGCTCGTAAAATACTCCAGTGGTCTGGCAGACGTTGGACACCAAACCAAATATTCATCATTCGTGACGGTAAATCGGATATCCCCCCTGATGCCAATATCATCATCGTCAATTACGACCTCACCCTTCGTGGCCGCGTTAAACGGCAATTGGTTGCTCGCGGCGAACAACGGGGCTACGACGTGGTTTGTGTTGACGAGGCCCATTACCTCAAGAACAGAAAGGCTAAACGAACACGTACCATCCTCGGCCCAGGTTCGTTCCTCTCTTTTGCAAAACGTGTTTGGCTCTTCACTGGGACCCCAGTGCTTAACCGCCCTGCCGAGTTCTACCCCATTCTGCGAGCCCTTGCGCCCGAGCTTATCAGCCCTTATCTAACCTGGCAAGCCTATGGGGAACGGTTCTGCGCCGGGTATAAGCTAGGCCCCAACGCCAACATAATCCAAAAACGCAAGGCAGAAGACGGATGGGTGATGGACGGGTACAGCCACTTAGACGACTTAGCCGCCCGTATTGAACCGTTTATGCTCCGTCGAACGAAGGAAGATGTACTTGACGAACTACCTGACAAAGTTGAAACGGTTGTCCCGCTTGATATCGACCCTCCTGTCGGCCTTGAGTATCTGCCTATTGCTACAGCTCGCCGAGAGTTGGCCCTTGCAAAGGTGGACAAAGCGGTCGAATACGTGGCCGAACTGGTTGCTGGCGCCGATAAAGTGGTTGTTTTTTCACATCATAGAGACGCCATACACGCACTGGATGCGGGTTTACGTCATCTGGGACCCGTTATTGTCTACGGCGGCATGTCTGCTGACGACAAGCAAAAGAGCATCGATCGTTTTATTTCAGATCCCTCTTGTAATATTTTCCTCGGACAAACGCTTGCGGGCGGTGTTGGCATTGATGGCCTCCAGGGGGTGTGCAGTAATGTCGTGTTCTTAGAATTGGATTGGTCCCCAGGCAACATGGACCAGGCTGTTGACCGAGTTCGGCGTATCGGTCAAAAAGACACCGTGTTTGTTCATTACTTATCCGTTCCGGGTAGTATGGACGATTACATGGCCGAAGTCTTACTTGAAAAACGCCAAGTGATTGAACGTCTAATACTAGCTAGCGAGGTAAACCCATTCATGTCCCTAGATAACTTACTCGAACGCATCGCAACCGCACTGGAGACTATTGCCAGCACCCAAGGCGGAAGCCCAGTGGTTGATACTGCGCCTAAAGCAGCGGAATCCAAGACCGTAAAAGCTGCAAAGGCAGCCAAAGCGGCCAAAGCTGCTGAGCCGGTAGAGGCTAAAGTCGAAGAGGACGCGCCCCCTATTCAAGCCGCCCAATCACCCACCATTACTTACGAACAGGTGAGCGATGCCGCGACACAGTTCATTATGGACGCCCATCCAACTGATCAGACCATCGGTCGTAAGCTGATTAAAGAGTACGTATGGCCCATGTTCGGTACGAGTTCGATGAAAGAACTAAAGCCTGAGCAGTACGCCGACGCATTGGCTGCGTTGCGAAAAGGCCCTGACGCTTACGCTCCTGATGATAGCGACGACGACGAAGACTTGTAACCTGTTTGGCTGGCAGGATGGAACAGGGTTATCCTGTTTCTTGCGCGGCCTGCCAGCCGCCCTTCGGGGTTTGTAACTTGTTGACATAGAGAGCGACCATTTATGACTGACGATAGTAAAAAACATTCACCAATAGGCGCTTCCAGCGCGTACCGCTGGCTACCTTGCCCCGGTAGCGTCAAGTTATCAGAGGGGGCGCCTAAGAAAACCAGTGCTTACGCTGCGGAAGGTACTGTGGCCCACTCCCTCTGCGAAGCTGCGTTTGCCGTGTACGCGGCCACCGGTCTACGTCATAAAGCCAGTGAGTATTTAGAAAACCGTTTAGACGACGAGATTGAACAAGATGGCCACTCGATTACAGTGACCGAAGAGATGATAGAAGCTGTCGAAGTATGGCTTGAGACCTTATACGAGTACGAAAGCACCACTGGTGTATCGCCAAAAGCGATGCATGTGGAGCATCGTTTCGCGTTACCCCATATCGACCCCGAAGCCTACGGCACCTGCGATTTATTTTTTGCCAGCTATGATACTCTTTTTATTCTGGATTACAAACACGGTAAAGGGCAGGCAGTAGAAGTTGACGACAACGTTCAATGCCAATACTACGGACTCGGGGCTTACTATTCCATTGAAGCCGTACACCGAGATGATTTGGCACATTGTGAAATGGTTATCGTCCAGCCGCGAGCCAGCCATATTGCAGGTCCAGTGCGAAAGTCTCGAATTAGCATTGACGATTTATTGGCTTTTGAAACGACACTTGCCGAGGGTATTCAGAGGGTCCGATCAGGTGACCCCTCTTTACAGTCTGGCTATTGGTGCGGGTTTTGTGCAGCTAAGGCGCAATGCCCCGAACTCAGGCGAGAAGTGGCTTCTAGCGCCCAACTGGATTTCACCCGCATAGAAGACGAGCCAGTGGTGTTGCCGTCTGTCACAGAATTGACCGATGACCAACTAGCCCAGCTCTTACAAAACGCCGAGAAAATACGGGGGTGGGTCAAAGGTGTAGAATCGTTCGCTCTTACCCGCGCTGAGGCCGGTCATATACCCACTGGGTATAAATTGGTGGCGGGCAAAGCAAACCGCGCCTGGATTGACCCTGATAAGGTCATCGCCGACTTTAAAGACAAACTGGGCGACCAGATCTTTAAACCCAAGAAAATCCAAACACCCAAACAGATCGAACTGTTGTTACCTAAAGAAGAAAGGATCGCCTTAGCCGCGTACTGGACCATCCCCGTTAAAGGCCCAACCCTGGCGCCTTTGGCTGATAAACGCGAGGCTCTAGCGCCGTCTCGTACAGCCCAAAACGATTTCACACCTGTTTAGATAACCCCTATTCGGAGATACCCACCATGTCACGTAAACCCGTGTATTCAGCTAATCGCGTAACCACCCCCATCGCCACATGCAGTTTTCCTGCGCTGTTCACCCCGAGCAAGCAAGCCAACGATGACGGTTCGGTAACCGACGTGTATAAAGTCGATTTATTGTTTGATAAAGACACTGACTTGAGCGCGTTAAAAGCCATTGTCGATGAAGTTAAAAAAACCCAGTGGGGTGATCGCCAACCGTCGTTTATCAAGTCCCCTTTTAAAAAGGGCGTACAAAAGACTGAGGACGCACCTCGGGGTTACGACCTCCGAAAATACCCAGAGTACGCGGGTAAGATCATCATTACCGCTACTTGCAAAGGTATGCCCCCTGGGGTTGTTGACCATAACGTGCAGCCTATCATCGACCCCAATGAGGTGTATGGCGGTATGAAGGGTCGTGCAACGGTTACGGCTTGCGCCTACGACCACCCTAAGGGTGGTTGCGGTGTCTCGTTCAACCTGGTCAACTTTCAGAAGACCGGAGACGGCGAGCGCTTTGGTCGCGCCAAAGTGAAAGCCAGCGATGACTTTGAGCCGTTTGTGCAACCAACGGCGGAAGGCAGCCACGCTGATATGTTTGATGATGACGATATCTAAGTAACACCCCGGCGTCGGTCGCTCCGCTGGGAGGCGCTGGTAGACCGCTTTGTAGTCTACCGTTTGATTATAGGGAAAGGTACGTTATGACTGACGTTCGCAATAAAAGCAATCGGTATTGGGTGCAGATAGAAGCCCACGATGGGCGGAACGCTCACACCCAACTTGATTTGGTGATGGTCGATAAAGTAGACGTTATCCGCGACAGTTCGGGCTTAGTAGACACTGCCGTTGTTTCTTATGCGGGGTGTATGGCCCCTATAAAATACACTGGTAAGCGGGCGCAAACCTTTTGGACTGTATGGTCGAGATACTTGGGTGGGTTAAGGACTCCCGAGAACCCAGACGGTCAATTACACTTTATTGAAGAGAAGGCTGCGCCCTCTCTGTTGCACATTGCTGGCGACATCAGCAAATCCGTATCGAAAGGAAGCTAACCCAATGACTGCACTCACCCCATCTGAACGCGCTGCTAAACGCCGTGAGAAATGGCAAGCTGAACACCCTGAAGACGTGTTTGGAACACCCGCGTACCAATCAGTCCCACGCGAAGTAGAGCCTAAGTCAGAACCCGCGCCCGAGACCACTGACGAGACGGAGCCTGAGTCAGAACCCGCGCCTGAGGCCACTAACAAAACAAAACCTAAAACCACTAACAAAACTAAAAACAACAACTTTGAAGAGCCATTGCATGACTAGCCGATTCCATTTCGATTACGAGACTCGTTCGACCGTGGATTTAAAAGCGGTTGGCGGGTATGAGTATTCAAGACACCCTAGTACCGACGTACTGTGTGTTGCGTGGAAGATTGACGGGGGTGTCGTTAATCTCGACACCCCTCCTTTCTCCGATTTTGTAGCTGCGTTCTCTGCGTTCGATGGTTTGTTTTTTGCGCATAACGCTTTTTTCGAGCAGTGCATCACGCACCACACTATGCACCGACGGTACGGCTGCCCTATCTACCCCATAGAGCGCTATCGTTGCACCGCAGCTAAGGCCGCTGCGATGGGGCTGCCTCGTGATTTAGAAACGGTGGCCGAGCTGTTAGAGCTGCCCGTTAAAAAAGACATGGGCGGCAATCGCATAATGCGTAAACTATCAGCCCCTCGCCGATTAAAAAGCGACGAGCTGGTGTGGTGGACTCCCGAGACCGCGCCTGACGATTTTCAAAAGCTCTACGCTTACTGTAAAACAGATGTTGAGGCGGAATACTACTTAGACCACGCGCTACCTGATTTAAGCGCCCGAGAACAGCGCATTTGGTTCCTCGACCAAAAGATAAATTTTAGAGGTGTTTGTGTCGATATCCCCGCTGTCCGTACCATATTAGGACACGTTGAGAAAACCAAAACCGAACTGGTGTCCGAGTTTAAGGTAGCGACCAACTATGAGGTGCTGAAACCTACACAACGTGATGTGCTTCATAAATGGCTGATCAGAGAGGGGCTAGACGTTCCTGACATCCAAGCAGGTACGCTGGACAAAGCGCTTCGCGACATGCCTGACATTAAACCCCATGTCCGTCGGGCTGTTGAACTCAGGCGTATGGCGTCAAAGACCTCCACAGCCAAATACGAAGCTATGTTATCTCGCGTGTCCCACGTGGACGGGCGTTTGCGGGACATATTACTGTACAGCGCCGCCATAACTCACCGCTGGGGTGGTAGAGGTGTGCAGCTTCAGAACTTACCACGGCCCAAAGTAGACAGCGACACGGCCATACGCACTATGCTGCATACGGATTATGAGTGGCTGAAAGACGTTTACCCTAATCTGATGGACGTATACTCGTCTGCCATTCGTGGGATGCTTATTCCATCCCCTGGCAACCGTTTTAAGGTAGGGGACTTCTCGTCTATTGAGGCGATGGTCAACGCTTGGCTGGCAGGTCAAGAGTCTACCCTGGAGCTGTTCCGTAACAACGAAGACGTGTATTGCGATGAGGCCAGCTACACTTACGGGTTTAAAGTGACCAAAGCCCACAAGTACGAACGGTCTGTGGGTAAGGTCGAGATTTTGGCGTTTGGCTACCAAGGCGGTATTGGGGCCATGGCCACCATGTCTAAAAGTTACGGTGTCAGTTTGATGCCCGCCTATGACATTTTGTGGCCCACGGCAACCACCGACGAGCAGACAGCCGCTCACAAAAGTTACAAACGCTACCTGGGGCGTGAATCTCAAAAAGAACACCCTGACCCTATAGCCGAGCCCGAGGGCCTTATTGCTGACGTTCTTAAGCAAAGGTGGCGGGCGAAAAATAGCGCGATAGTCGAATGGTGGAGCATTTTACAAAGCGCGGCTACGGACGCCATTTTGTCTGGCCAGAAGATACGCGCTGGGCGCCTCGTGTTCGCCATGCACAAAGGCAGCCTGGTATGTAAGCTGCCGTCTGGCAACACCATCGTCTACCCCAAGGCGCGAGTTGTGCTTAAAGATAACGACTGGGGCGGTAAGAGCCAGACAATAAAGTATTATGGCACTGATCCTATCACTGGGCGTCCAGGGTGGACGTATACTTACGGTGGTAAACTTTGCGAGAACGTGACCCAAGCCGTGTCCCGGGACCTGTTAGCAGACGCAATGGTACGCGCTGACGACGCGGGCTTTGACATTGCGTTCCACGTTCACGATGAGATCGCCACTGACGATGATGACGACAGCTTGTCACTAGAATATTTTGAACAAGTAATGTCTGAAGTGCCCGCGTGGGCGGGTGATTTACCCATACGAGTAGAAGTGTTTGCTTGCGAGAGGTACAGGAAATGACTATCAATGTAGAGGGCGGAATCGGTATCGACTTCGATGGGGCCTACGATTACGACGGTCCTGAGCGGTACACCGCGTATTGTGACGCTTGCTGCCTTGAAATAGAACCCGAAGACGATAGCGTCCACTCATTTACAGATATGGTATCCCATTTGCGAGTACGTGGATGGGATACCCAATGTATACAAGGGTGGTGGAGTAATTTTTGCCCAGAATGCGCTATTAAACAGCGCGTGGAATCCGCTATGTCTGATTTTACACCCGTATGAGGTACAGGAAATGACTGAGATCATCCCGTTTGAAACTGCGCTTAGTCTATGCGTATCGTCATTATCACAGGTTGTCGCAAAAGGCATACCGGTATCAGACGTTAGAATACATATACGCGAGATGCTGCATCTGTATGACACCTGTGGATTTAGCATGAAAGCAATACTACCGAATGGGGCTACCGTTTCAACCACCTTGTTGTACGTAAGTCCGCACGATCCCCACCCCTGGTTTAAAAAACTCCAAAAAAGGTATTTAGAATGAACATTATGGGTATCGACCCTGGCGCCGATGGGGCAGTAGCGCTCATTGCGCCAGACCACTCTGCCGAATTGTACGGTTTTAAAGGGCTGACCACGTTAGAACTGTGGGAACTGATAGTTAAGCTGTCTATTGACCCAGTGACCTGCTACCTAGAGTTGACAGGCCCGACACCCCACGATGGGGTTGTATCGGCAGCTAAGTTTGGTGAGCGCAGAGGCGAGCTGCACATGGCCCTTACAGCAGCCAAGATACCTTTCACCCGCATACCACCGGGTATTTGGCAACGGTCTTTTGGCTTGGGCAAAAAATTCGCCACAACGACGCTACGCAAAACAGCCCACCTGCAACGGGCGCAAGAGCTGTTCCCTCATTTAAAAATACTAAAGCCCAGGGCCGATGCGCTGCTTATCGCAGAGTATGGCTACCGGGCTTTGTATAGAAAATAACGAGGGCCAGGTACTCGCTCCGGCCCTCGCAATAGAGGGGATGAGGGAGAAGGAGATGCAACAATGTGTATTAACTATACACGTTTTTGCGGTTACTTGTAAGTACCTGAGACTTCACACTCGTTCGAGCCCGCAGCCGTCGTGCCGTTGTCAGCAGCTTCAGTTACGCACCGAATGCTGAGGCCAGCGCTGAACGCAGCACCGTTGGGGAACGCGATATCGCGAGCCGTCTGAGCATTGACGAAGTACGTGTATACAGGCGTATCCGACGACGTAGCAGCGGTAGCCTTGTTATACAGTTTGACGTGGAAGTCAGTAGAGGCGTGTTCGTCCGACATGCTCAATTGGTACAGCGTCAAAGGACGAGTAACAGTGGTGGTCCCAGTGGATACCGCGCTAAGTACCCGGAAAGCGGTCATGCCGCTGGTGTTGCTAGGCCCCTGGGGCTTAGGACTGGCGAGAGCCATTTGGCTAGCCAGGGCTAAAGCCGCAGCCACAAATAGCGCACGAGTGAATGAGAGTTTCATGCTGGCAAAGCCTCCGTATTATTTCTTGATGCAATCAACGTAAGCCTTGCCAAGTCGAACCCATGGCTGGCTAAATTCTAGCTTACTACTGCCTTCCTTTTTGGTAAAGAAAACAGCTTCAAACGCCACCGTTAATTCGTTTAATTCTGCAGGGGTGGCAGTGAGGGGAAACAACCGTTGGCCAAGCATTACAACCCATCGCGCCAAAGCGTCATGGCCTTTAGATCTGTATAAGTCCAGAATAGCGCCAACGCCGAGCTTAACCAGCGAAGCTACGTCAACAAATTTAAAAATTACTTTCCCTAATCCAGCGCTAGCTGCTGTCTTCAGCCATCCGAACATGCAAAAAGTCCTCCGTTAGTGGCCATATAAGTATACCACTATGTTTTAAAAAACACTGTTAGTTTAAGACGCGGCACCCGTTGCTCATTGAGCGCGTGCATGAACGCCAAGAACTTACGCCACTGAGCATGTGACACCACTACGATGCACCCTGCGGACCCCGCTATAGAGTTTTCTTCGTGGATCATTATCTCTTCGCGAAGCTGCCCTGGGCCGCTACCTTTAACGGTCCACCGGTCGCCCTCAGTGTCTACAGGAAACGCTTCGCCGATGCCTCGTAGCCCCGCTACTTGGCCTTTATTGTTTGAATCCGTCCAAACGTTAAACACCCCAGGTGGGCATGGACTTTTACCTCGGACCCATAAGGCATTTTTACCAGTGAACCCTCGTTGCCCGCTGCGAATTGGTATTCTGTCAAAGGGTTTACTACCATCGCTACCGACAACAGACATAACGCCCATTATGGAGTCGGGCCTGCGCTCCACAAATATTTGGTACGTAACCCCAGGGGTAGGCATATTGCTATCACCCCGCTGCGGTTTTGTTCAGGGCCATAAACAAGTTGCGCATTAAGGCTTCGCCGCGCTTTTCACAACGGTCGGCGTCTGCTCGCAAAGCCGCGCATTGTTCTTTATGATCCGCGTGCAACCGTTCGTTAGCCGCATTAAACGTTGTCACTAATAATTCAAAATTCTCTTGGGTCTGGGCATCTTGGGTTACTCGGTCTTTACGAATATACCATCCGACCGCCAGTAACAGCACTAACGCTGACGCAGGACCCGTACAGTAATCTAACAATCTTTCGATGGTGGCAAAATCGAATTGCGGCACTAGGCAACCTCCTTTAACGGCCTGCGGGTGGGAAACAAAGGTACGACGTTATCGCGTAATTCAGGAAAATCCATCGAGACTGTAATAGTAAATTTCTTACCCAAGTATTCTTCAATAAGGTCGCGGCAAGCGTCCTCAGTGGTTTTATCGGGGAAGTCGGCCAGGATAATAAATTCCAGAATCTTCCCGTTAAAGATGTTGCCGTTGTTGCCGTCACCACCCAGGCTCACATAACCAGCCGTCGTGTCGGCCAGCTTCTTAGG